CTTACTTTACGTTTTCCATTAAAATTCACACTATCTCCTAGGCTAGAGGACCAATCCTGACCATTCTATAACTGTCACTTATAGAGTAGCAATTCGGCCTATTTCTACCGAATTCGGTTGCAATCCTTTTCGTTACATAGATGCGTGATGGCCCAGTTGCCTGAGCCATGTATAAACCCTAGCAGTAGTTACAGGGGGTCTGCAACCGCTACTAGGGTGTAAACTTATACTTCTTTGAAAGGATTACTATATGCCGGATACACCTCCAAACATGACAGGTACAGCTCCAAAGCCAGAACCAACAGTTGATCCAGTACTTAGTACAACAAAATGTGATAAGTGCGACAAGTTTGCAGACTTCGGGATTATGAACCCAGGAGCACGTGATCAAGCTGTATGTACAGCACATTTGCCTTGGATTTATAACATTAACTATTTGCCTGAAAATGTAGTTCCTCTTAAGTCTCACACTCAAATTTATGCGGCGGCAGTTAAAGAGAAAAATTTAAGAGGGAATGGAGGAAGTAAGTATGCGAGTGGAGCGGATTCAGACAAAACAAGCACATCCGGTACCAAGCAAAGTGACGGCGCCAAGGGGCCCGTTTCCTCCGGAGATACTAGCGGAAACTAGAATAACCCACGATTACGACCGTCAATCAGACAGCGGTGGTGAGGATCTTCCATTAGGAAGCACAGCTCAAAACAATTTTAAACCAACCCGCTGGTTTAGTTGCAACGATTGCAACGTTATCGTATCAGAAGCACAATTAGAGACACATACTTGCGGAGAGTAATAAATGGCGGATTCAAGAGCTGATAGAGCGGGGAGATTAGCTCGTCACGCCTTAAATAGGTTTTCCTCTAAAGACGCTCAACAAGTGGACGCAATCCTTGCCCAAGAAGTGCAAAATACAATTAGAAAACAAAGAGCTTCTTATAACGAAGTTGCAGACATATTTGGAACTACTCAAGCTGGGTATGTAACTAACCAAGTTGAGGAACGCTACGATACCCGCCAGTACTATGGCGATGGTGCGGACATCCTTGAACCTGATGACGCAAGCTTGCATGGACCGGTAGATTTTTCAGGCCAAGATGTTCAAGCACCAACAACTACAGGTAAAATTGATCGTCCTAGAACTTTTGCAGCAGCTTTTGATGAAAAACGATCTATGTTAACTATAGTCTTTAGTACAGGAGTTATTTATAACTATTACGACGTGGATAGAGATGAGTGGACTGGATTTAGAGATACTATTTCAAAATGGGAATATATTCGCGATGTGCTAGACCCAAAGCCTAGAGGCTATGCAAGTACCGCAAATGTGCCACCTCTATTGCAAGCCTATGCAGCTAGGGCATATAGAACATCACAAATCGCTAAATATATAAATAAAGGGAAGTAATGGCACGGACACACGATATTGGATATACCTATTGGCACACGATAGTTTACGGTTTAAAGCCAAAAGAATTATTTGAAAAAGCTGAAAGCCAAGAGATTGAACGACCTTTTCGTAAAGGACGTGGAGTAGCTATTAGGCTTCCGTTTACAAGGCTAGGTTTAGTAATTGGTAGGTGGAAAGATACCCACTTTGATGAAAGCCAGGCGTTGACTTATGCGGTCAATGGTCGCGGTTTAACTACAGACGAGGTAGACTGGGACTACATAAGATATGGGGCAAAAAGTGAATCTACGGTTCAAGAAGCGTAAATCAGTAAAGCGTGAAATTTCTCGTGTTCAAAAGCGTATTCAACTACTGCCGGACCGAGACATAGTAGCTTGGGCTGAAAGCTCTATTTATGATATTGCTAGGAATTTATCTGCTTGGCAAAAGAAACAAGATCAGTTCTACCTGAATGAAGCCACCCTGGCTGCCGAGGTCTTATATGAGGCACTTGAGACCGTAAAGAGGAGAACTGATGCGTGATGACTTTGAATTTAATGACTTTGAACAGGGTGAGCCTGAAGAATTTGATCTTGAATCAATCTTAGAATACGGTGAGGATGACGATGAAGAAGAAGACGAAAATCTTGCTATTGATGATGGCGATGATGATCCTGACGGTTTTACTCCCCTACACGAAGAAGATCTTGAGAACCAAGATGACGAAATGGATGAACTTTCTAGAGAGTTCGTTGCATCCCTTGTAGAAAAGATTATGTCTTTTATGAAGATGCTGGTTGGACACGACTTGCACCCATATCAGAAACCTTTAGCACGACGCATTATTGAGTCTGTATTAATTAACGACGGTGAAGAAATAACTGCCTTAGCTTCGCGTCAGTCCGGTAAATCAGAAACCGTGGCAGACACTGTGGCAACTCTTATGGTTATCTTGCCTAGACTGGCAAAGATGTACCCAGACCTTCTTGGTAAATTTCAAGACGGTATTTGGGTAGGTATGTTTGCCCCTGTCCAAGCACAGGCGGAAACCCTATATTCAAGAACTGTATCCAGACTTACTAGCGAACATGCCCTTGAAATCCTAGGGGACCCTGAAATTGACGATGTCACAGCAAAGTCTCCAGGAGTTACCAGAAACATTAAGCTAAAGCATTCTGGATCTAGTTTGATGATGATGACAGCCAACCCTAGAGCTAAAATTGAGTCTAAGTCATTTCACCTAATGATTATTGATGAGTGCCAGGAGGCTGACGATTTTATTGTATCTAAGTCTATTGCTCCTATGGGCGCGTACTACAACGCGACTATGGTTAAAACTGGTACACCAACCACACATAAAAATAACTTTTATCGAGCTATCCAACTCAACAAAAGACGGCAAGTAGGTAGAAATGGAAAACAAAATCATTTTCAATGGGACTGGAAAGATGTCGCAAAGTTCAACCCAAACTACGAAAAGTTCATTCGTAAAGAGATGCTCCGAGTTGGTGAAGAGTCGGATGAGTTTCAGCTTTCATACAACTGTAAGTGGTTGCTGGAGAGAGGAATGTTCATTACATCCTCTATCATGGACGACCTCGGAGATACGAGCCAGGAAATACAGAAAAGCTATCATGTCTCACCAGTCGTCGTGGGGATCGACCCGGCACGAAAGATGGACTCAACGGTAGTAACCATTGTCTGGGTTGACTGGGATAGGCCGGATGAGTTTGGTTATTACGATCATAGAATCTTAAACTGGCTTGAAATTCAAGGCGATGACTGGGAAGAACAATATTTTCAAATAGTAAACTTTTTGGGAAACTACGATGTCTATGCTGTGGCTATCGATGCCAATGGGGTTGGAGATGCGGTAGCCCAAAGATTAAAGATGCTATTACCTAGAGCTGAGGTAATCTCGCTTACCTCTAGCCCTACAGAACAATCTAAACGTTGGAAACATCTTCAAGCCCTGATCCAACGTCAACTCATCTCTTGGCCAGCTCATGCCAAGACCAGACGACTAAGAACTTGGAAGCGGTTCTATCAACAAATGACAGACGCCGAAGTTCAATACAAAGGCCCTAACTTTTTAGTGGCTGCTCCCGAAGAGGCACATGCACATGATGACTTTGTAGACTCATTGTCATTAGCCTGCGCCTTAACCCAAGAGCTAGTTATGCCTACCGTAGAGGTTAGCTCCTCTCCGTTCTTTAAATAAGCTGCGTTTAGCACAAAAAATACACCGAATGGGTTCAGAATTACACCTGAGGCCCTCAATCTCAACCCTATAGGAGAAAACACATGGCAATTGCACCAATCCCAGGATCACCTGAGCGAGTAGGCGCTACCTACGAACGCAAGATGTCCCCTGCAACACCAGGTCTTCGTGGACCACTTCGCTTTGAAGAAGGCGTAGCAACAGACACAGACGTTCCAAATGAATTCCAAACAGGAATTAACCAAGGCTACGATGTAGCTCCAAGTCGTCCAAACCACAACTTGGCAGTTCACACAAAGTCAGCAGAAGAAACTATGAGCGAGCGCGCTCACGTAGGTTCAGCTGCATGGGTAGAAGCACCTACATATATCTCTGAATACGAAACAGGAAATTTCTCAGACTACGCAGAAGCGTCATTTGAAGAAGTTAACCGTAACGGATCACGTTATCAGCGCCCTAACCCAGCACGAGTTAACGACTAAATAAGATACACTAAGGCGGTACCCGGTCTTGTACCCCTTCTCCGAGACCGGGCACCCCTTTCTTATTAGGAGATTAAATGGCTGATAAAGTTCCGATGAACGAACAGCTTTGGAATAGTCTTATGCGTCAAGCTAAGGCTAAATATCCAATTAAAAATCCTAATGCAAAAACAACTTTTCCAATTAATGAGTGGGTGTCAAAAGAATACGCAAGACAAGGTGGGCAATACGTTGAGTCTAAATCTCAAGTTCCACTTAAAATGAGAGATCAAAAAGCTCGTGAAGAGACAAAGAAAAAAGCAAAAATTTCAAAAGCAAAACGAGATAAGAAAAGGGCGGGTTTAATCTAATATGAGTATTGACTTTAGCCCACCGTCGTATAGAGCCGCATCATCTGATTTAACGATCTCTATTTCTCCACTTGGTTTAGTAGAGCTTGCAGACGAAGAGTTTGAAGTACACGGCCCCCGACTAAATAGATACTCTCTTAACTGGGCTATGTACCTTGGCCATCATTGGCCTTATCGCCGTGAAGTCGGCGAAGCACAGATGGTATACAACTACTACCGTGCATTTTCAGATTATTTAATTAACTTTACTTTTGGACGTGGCGCATCTTTCCGTAGCCCACACGCAACTGAGGCCATTGTCCCAGATATCTTAAAACGTGTTTGGGAAATTGATAATGACAAAGGCGGAGTTCTTTGGGAAATGGGCCAACAAGGCGGAGTCTCTGGAGACTGCTTTGTTAAAGTAGCGTATGAAGAGCCGTTTGTAGATCCAATTGGCCGTAAGCACCCAGGTAAGGTTAGAATCCTTCCACTAAATGCATCTTTCTGTTTTCCAGAGTTTCACCCCCATGATCGCTCACGCCTTATCCGGTTTAAGCTAAAGTATCGTTTCTGGGGAACTTCCCTAGAGGGCACTCGTCAGGTGTATACATATACCGAAATCCTCACAGATGAACGAATCGAAGAATACATTAACGATGAGCTCATTGACTCTCGACCAAACCCAATCGGGTTAGTACCAATCATTCATATACCAAATGTAAGAATCTCAGGCTCCCCATGGGGTCTTTCTGATTGTCACGACGTAATTGTGCTTAACCGTCAATATAACGAAGTAGCTACCGACATAGCAGACATCATTAACTACCATGCGGCGCCCGTTACAGTAATTACCGGCGCTAAGGCCTCGTCCCTAGAAAAGGGACCTAAAAAGGTCTGGGGCGGTCTTCCTAAAGACGCCCAAGTCTTTAATCTAGAAGGCGGCGGTGCAGGACTTACCGGCGCTATGCAGTATCTAGAAACAGTAAAGCGCTCTATGCATGAGATGATTGGTATCCCAGAAACAGCTTTAGGACAGATTCAACCTATCTCAAATACATCTGGAACAGCTCTTGCAATCCAATTCCAGCCTTTGATGAATCGTTATCAGCAAAAGTTAGTTCAGTATTCAGAAGGCCTTCGTAGAATCAACGAACTAGTTCTCATGACCATCGGTCTAAAAGAACCAGAGATGTTTGTTTATAACCCTATGTTTAATGGCCCAATAGCTAAAGACCAGCTTACTCAACTAGATCCTAATGATCCACAGACCTACCAGTCTGTAGTCCACTTCCCACAACCACTTCCTCTTGATAAGCTCATTGTTCTTAATGAAATTCAAAGCAAGATGCAGCTTAATCTAGAGAGTCGTAAGGGCGCTCTTCGTACTCTTGGTGAAGAATTCCCAGCAGAGAAGCTTGAAGAAATTCGTGTAGAGCTTATAGAGGACGCCAAGTCAGATGGAGCACTTAACCTACTTCGATCACAGATCAATGCAGCAATTGCATCTCTAACCGGAATCCTTCCACAGGATGGCGGGGAGATGCCTCCAGGTGCAGCACCTGGTGATGGTACGGGCCCAGGACCTTCGGGTCAACCAGGAGTCATGACTCCGTTTGAGGCCGCAACTATCGACGAGATGACTTCCGAACTAGTATCCAAGGCATATGGAACAGTGATTCCAAAAAACCGCGGAGTAGACACGGAAGAAAGCAAGTACCCGGGTAATGGCTAATAAGTAGTTTAGCCTGACAAAAACCCTTGTATTTGCGACGCTATACACCACCTAAATCAATCCGCAGGTCATCGTGGCACTAATTCGGACAACGACCTCTTACACCTAAGGAATAATTATGTCAGAAGAAACCTCTGTTGTTGATTCTCCTGTAGCTATGGAAGCTTTTCAAGCTGAAGTTAATGCAGCAGTTGACAACACACAAAACGTTACACCCATTCAATCACAGTCTAATAAATCTTACACTGAGATGGATCTACAGAAGGCGCGTGAGCAAGAGAAATCTAAGCTCTACCCTACTATTGATTCGCTCAAAGAAGAAGTAAATCTTCTTAAGAAAGACCGTGAAGAACGACTCGCTTTAGCAGAGTTATCTAAAGCCGAGCAAGAAGCTGAAAACCGTAAAAAGGCAGAAGCTGAGATGGATGTCCGCCAACTCCTTGAAACTAAGGAAAAAGAATGGGCGGAAAAACTAGAAGCCGAACGCTCAGAACGCGAAAAGGCATTCCTACTCTTAGATCGTGAACGTCAGTATTCAGAACTTACTGAGTACCGTACAGCACGACTCCAACAAGAGCAAGACAATATTCTTCCTGAATTGCTTGATCTTATTACTGGTAACAACCAAGATGAGATTGAAGCCAGCATTTCAGGGCTCAAGGAGCGATCCTCTCGCATCCTTGATTCAGCGCAGGCTGCTACCCAGAGCTTGCGTAGAGAGATGACGGGGACAAGAACTACTTTGCCCCCAACCCTGGAAAATAACTCGGATCAACAACAGTTTACAGCGGATCAAATTGCCGCTATGTCGGTTGCTGACTATGCAAAATACCGTTCAAAGCTACTTCCAAATGTAGGTGCGAATGGCAAGGGAATCTTCGGGTAATAAAAAAGCAATTCAACTTCAATTAATTAATTAACTAAGGAGTAAAACCGACATGGCATCAGCCGTAACAGGTACCGGTAATTTAGCCGCTGCCCCAACAGCGTATTCTGGCGCTAACAGCCAGCTTACACAAGCAATTCAGACCATCTGGTCTAAAGAAATTCTATTCCAGTCAATGCCAATTCTACGCTTCGAGCAGTTCGCTGTTAAGAAGACAGAACTTGGAGTTGCACCTGGTCTACAGATCAACTTCATGCGTTATAACAACCTCGGATTTGCATCTTCACTCGTTGAAGGTGTCCGTATGTCAACAAACGCATTGACAGCACAGCAGTTCTCAATCACTGTTGCTGAGCACGGATACGCAAT